GATCTTGATAACTCTTATTCATTCGTGAATGAGAATGGTAATCGCACTACTCTAATTCCAGAGAAGTGGGTAACAGTCGGTGTTTACGACTATCTAATGGAGATTGCAGACTAATGGCAAAGAATTTGAAAGTTATCCGTCTATACACAGGCGAAGATGTTGTTGCAGAGGTGGTGGAAGTCACCGACACAGAAATCAAGATTAAGGATGCTGCCCGCATCATGGTCATTCCTTATGAGAAGGATAAGAACCGTCCGGGTGTTGCTCTTTCTCCATTCACACATTGGAGTCAGGACAAGGAGTTCGTTCTAAATAAGAACCTTGTTCTATTCATGGCTAATCCAATTAAGCAGTTCATTGAATCGCATACCGAATGCTTCTCTGGACTAATCATCAACGAACCACAGATCATCTATCCAGAATGAAATTTTACACAAACGTTGAAGTATGGGGCGGTAAAATTCTTTACCGTGGTGTTGAGAACGGTCGTCGGGTTCGACATAAGGTCGATTACTACCCGACTCTTTTTGTGCCTTCTGACAAGCCAACCAAATACACGACAATCTACGGAGATTATGTCGGTCCAGTTAAGCCTGGATCGATCCGTGATACTCGTGACTTCGTGAAGCAATATGATGGTGTTGAGAACTTTAAGATTTATGGTAATCAACGCTACCAGTATTGTTTCATTGCGGACGAGTATCCCGGCACCGTCGATTGGGATATCTCTCTAATCAAAGTGGCAAACATCGATATCGAAGTAGGATCAGAGAACGGCTTTCCTGAGCCTGAAACTGCTAGTGAACCTCTAACCGCCATCACGGTCAAGATGGACGGTCGCTTTGTCACATTTGGATTGGACACATATGATAACCGCCGTGACGATGTAACATACTTTGAATGTTATGATGAGCATGATTTGATTATGAAGTTCCTTGGGTGGTGGGAGTCTGAGTATCCAGATATCATCACCGGCTGGAACGTTGAGCAGTTCGATATTCCTTATCTTGTCAACCGCATTACCAAACTAGAAGGTGATAAGGTTGCTCGTAGGCTTTCTCCTTGGGGCGTGTTGCAAGATAAGGTTCTCGATTTGGGAATGGGCCGTCGTGGTAAAGGATGGTCCATTCTCGGCATTGCTACACTTGACATGATCACATTGTATAAGAAGTATGCATCAGGTGGGTATTCGCAAGAGTCCTATCGACTGGATAATATTGCCCATGTCGAATTGGGTGAGCGTAAACTATCGTATGAAGAATATGGCTCTCTGCATAACCTCTACAAAGAGGATTATCAGAAGTTTATTGACTATAACATCAAAGACGTTGAACTTGTTGATCGTATCGATGACAAGGGTAAGTTCGTTGAACTTGCTCTAACTCTATCTTATGATAACAAGTGTAACTTTGAAGATGTGTTCGCTCAAGTTAGAATGTGGGATGTCATTTGCTTCCATCATCTAAAGAGTAAGAACATCGTTGTTCCACCTATTGAGAGACATGAAAAGGAAGCAGCTTATGTTGGCGCCTATGTTAAGGACCCTCTTATTGGATTTCATGATTGGGTTGCTAGTTTCGACGTCAATAGTGAGTATCCTTCTGTCATTATGGGATCCAATATCTCGCCGGAGACGATTGTTGATCCTAGTCTTTACACCCCTGCTATGCGTAATCTTATCGCAGGCGACATTACTGTGGATAAACTCCTTACTAGGTCTATTGACTTATCCCTTCTAAAGGATGACAATCTTTGTCTAACAGCCAATGGACAATTCTATCGCCGTGATAAGCAGGGCTTCATGCCTGAAATGGTTGAGAAGATGTTCAATGACCGTAAGGTCTATAAGAAAGAAATGTTGGATGCTGAGTCGCTATACGAAGTTGAAAAAGATCCCCAAAAGAAAGCAGAACTTAAAAATAAGATTTCCAAGTTCAAGAACCTACAACTCTCCAAGAAGGTATCGCTCAATTCACTCTATGGTGCCATGGGTTCCAAGTTCTTTAGGTTCTATGATCTTCGCAATGCGGTGGCAGTCACAACTACAGGTCAGCTATCAATTCGCTGGATTGAAAAGGCACTTAACGAGTATCTTCGAAAGATACTAAAAACAGGGGATGATTATGTCATTGCAGTCGATACGGATTCAGTCTATCTTAATCTTGCTCAGATTGTCGTCAAGACTTTGGGGCAAGAAGTTGAGGCTGCAAGAGGCATCGCCTTCATGGATAAGGTCTGTGAAACTGCCCTTCAACCGGTTATTGATAAGGCTTGTAAGGATCTTGGTGAATATACTAACGTATTCCAGCAAAAGATTGTAATGAAGCGAGAGGTCCTAGCCGACAAGGCTATCTGGACTGCCAAGAAGCGTTACATTCTCAATGTCCATAACTCCGAAGGTGTGCAGTATGCTAAGCCTAAGAAGAAGGTTATGGGTCTTGAAATGGTCAAGAGTTCCACACCATCAGCATGTAGAGAAAAACTGAAAGAGGCAATTGATGTTATCTTTTCCGCAGATGAAGCGGCTGTCCAGTCTTTTATTGAGACTTTCCGTAGTGAATTTAAAACTCTGGATTTGGCGGACATTGCTTTCCCTAGGGGAGTTAATGGTCTCGTTAAATACGCAGATAGTAAATCTGTATATGCATCCGGTTGCCCTATCCATGTTCGTGGCTCTCTTGTATATAACCATCTTCTACGCAAGCATAACCTTACTGCTAAATATCCGGTAATCAATGGCGGCGAGAAGATCAAGTATATCTTCCTGAAAGAACCGAACACCATTCAATCGAATGTGATTGCATTCCCACAAGGAGGTATACCAGAGCAGCTTGACTTACACAAGTATATCGACTATAATACACAATTCGAGAAAGCTTTCCTCGATGCCTTGAAGATCATTCTTGAAGCAATCGGATGGAAAGCAGAACGAAGCGCAAGCCTGGAGGACTTTTTCTCATGAGTAAGAAGACAGATAAGAACCTTAAACACTCACCCGCTCGCATCTATGAGTTCGAGCCTAAAGGACATGTTGATGCAAACAGTGTGAATGAACTAGCAAAGGTTATTCGAGTCGGGATTCCTGGCGACCTATATGGTAAGCTATCGCCTGAACTGCAACAGCATTTCAAGGAAGTTGCGTGAGTGTAAAGTCTTTACATCGTCTAATTGGGCACGGCAACAACCGTGTCCAAGATGACTTTTATCCTACACCCTCAGATGCTACTATGGCTTTGCTCGAAAGAGAGAAGTTTGATGGTAATGTCTGGGAGCCCGCATGTGGTGATGGTGCTATCTCAAAGCTATTGAAGCTACAAGGCTATGATGTTTACTCAACTGACCTTGTAGATCGTGGTTATGGCGACAAGCACTTTGACTTTCTTAACAGTTGGGAGTTGCACGATAACATCGTCACCAATCCCCCTTTTAACATCGGCACTAAGTTTGCCATTCATTCATTGCATTGTGCAAGAAAGAAGGTAGCAATCTTTCAGAAACTAACCTTTCTAGAAGGTAAGGAGAGGCGTGATAAATTGTTCTCTCTTAACATGTTAAGAAATGTATATGTGTTTTCAGAAAGGCAAGGCTTTGGCAACCACAAAGGTGGTATGCTTGCCTTCGCTTGGTTTGTCTTTGATAAAGAATACCAAGGAAAAGCCGAAATATCATTCATCTGACGAAAAGGAGAATCTTATGTCAGACATTTTCAATCAGTTGTTGGCTGAGACCGACAACGAATACGCTACTATTGTCGATGATGGTGTGGCAGCAGGTGATGTGTCCGGTTTTATTGGCACAGGTAACTATGCTATGAATGCCCTACTATCAGGCACAATCTATGGTGGCCTTCCACAGAATAAAGTTACAGCATTTGCCGGTGAACCTTCTGTTGGTAAAACTTTCTATGCTCTCAATATCGTAAAGCAGTTTCTAGAGGATCATCCTGATGGGTTTGTATTTTACTTTGAGTCAGAGTCCGCTATCTCCAAGCAGTTCATTACTGATCGTGGCATTGACGCACGGCGTGTTGGCATTGTTCCTGTGGCTACTGTCCAAGAGTTTCGCACACAGGCAGTAAAGATCCTCGATAAGTATCTAGAGGGTAAGGACAAGCCACCAATGGTGTTTGTTCTCGATTCACTCGGCAATCTTTCAACTGATAAAGAAATGAACGATATTGCCGAAGGTAAAGATACACGAGACATGACACGAGCCCAGTTGGTGCGTGGTGCCTTCCGTGTTCTTACTCTTAAACTTGGCAAGGCTAAGGTTCCTCTAATCGTAACTAACCATGTTTACGATGTTGTTGGTTCATATGTGCCTGTTAAGAAGATGGGCGGTGGTTCTGGTCTAGAGTATGCGGCTTCAACCATCATCTTTCTTTCTAAGAAGAAGGACA